GCTTGGTATGCAGCATGAACATCTGGGTCATTGGACTTGCTAGCTCGTGCTGCAAGCCTATCTCGCTTAGCCGTAGCCGTAGCTAATAACTTCTCAGCATCGTCATATAGTTGTTGAGCATTTTCCCATTCAACAATTTTTGGTTCAACTTCATTGCGATATTTTTTTATGCGAGTAAGTTTTTCTTTTTCTACTTTACGAGCTTTAGCTTGTGGGCTTGTAGGAATAAATCTTTTTAATCTTTCGGCTCTTAAAGATGAGTTGTAAAGAGTGTTGCTTATTCCAGGAATAGCATTACGTATAATTTCAGTTGATTCTAAAGCCATGCTTGCACGGCTCATTGGGTCAACCATAGAGTTTTTCGGAATGTAGGCAAGACGAATAAGATTCAGATTACTAAAAGCCATGTTAAGTAAATCAAGGAACTCGCCTATACGCATTCCTCCGCGAGCAATTGTTGCTCGTGTTACATCTCCACGTGATACTATTCCAGATTGATTACCACGTAAATGAAAAATTACATCTTGCTCAAGTTTTGCAAAATCAAGCATTGGCAATGTCTGAGCTTCGTTAGATGGTGATATAAAGTTCTGGACGTTTAAGTTGCCATCTTCTGGAACATATCCATTCTTAGCTGCATAAGACTTAAGGGTCTGACGTTTATCAGATATGCCAGCATGCCAGCCTTTCATTTGGGCAATAGCACTTTCCATTGAGCGTACGTCTTGTAAATCTACAATTCCGTAACGCTTTGCCATAAGCTCTAATATCTCTTGCTCTATCTCAGTTAAGACAATTGCACGAGTTGTATCGTCTTGAGCTTTAAGAAGTTTACTTGCTGCACGGCGCTTGAAAAGCGCTCCTTCGGTTCCTTTAAGAAACATCACACGGTTTAGGTCAGATACTAAATCGCCAGCAGCTTCAAATCTACGAGGGTTAGAAATGTTAATGTGACCTTGAGGTCTACCAGAACCAGTCCATGCTATTACGCGGATAACGCGGTCATATGCATCAGACTGATACACCTTAACCTTCCAAGCATTGTCGCCTTCAGCGCCAAAAAGTTTTAAGTCGCCATACTTAGCTTGGTTAGTAATCTTCTTACGAGCCAGACCAAGGGATTCAAGTGCTGCATACTTACCTGGTTGGTAACTTTCAACTACGCCCTTCTTTGTCTTATCCAAGAAGTCGTCAAGTGCGTTTGCGAAATCTCTATCAGTAGACTTTTTAGCATCAATAATTCTTTGATACCGTTCGGTCAACTTAGGTGTAAGTTCGTCAAGACCTACTTCGCTGAAGTCAGAAAGTGGTTTAGTAAGAGTTATACCATAGTTGTCTAAATGGTCAGCCTTAAGCGGATTACTTTCAAAGAATCGCAAGAACGCTGCAGTGTCGCCACGTTCTGCTAATAAATAATCAGATACATCTTTATGGTTATTAAGACGAGAAACTATAGCAGCTGTTCGGTATGGGTTAGATGTTTCACTAACAAGCGGATTGGCTGTAAGTTTGCTTACATCTGTTTCGTTTACTAAATCATCTACAAGTACGCTAAGACCACTACGTGTACGTTGCTCTACTGGCAATGCTTGGTCTGCAACAATGTTATCAAGCTGTGTCCTAAAGGTATTCATATCTTCAGGAGTTACAATCTTCTTAGAGCCAACAACTTTCTTTGTTCCTGCGCGAACAGCAGTTCCTACGCCTTTGGTTCCAAGTAGCGCTAAACCAATATCGGTAGCACCAGATGCAAATATGCCAATCCATTCATCACGAAATGCTTTATCGCGTTTCTTGTCATCAAAGATATCAAAATCTTTATCGAACATAGTTGGGTTGGTAACAGACCCAAGTACTGGAGAAGCTACTTTACCTACTGCTCCAGCTAAAGCTTGACCCATAGAAATCTTTTCAGATTGCTTTTTAGCAAAACGAAAGTTCTCAATTATGTTATTGCCTCTACCTGCAATTGCAGCTTGCGGTGTTAGCAATGCAGTAGATACACCTTGGGTAAGCGGTTGAACTACACGCTCCCCAAACCCTTCCATGAATTTCATAGCTGGGTTAACAAACCAGCCAGTAAATCTATTTTGTTTACCAGCTTCAATAGCGCCAGCTACTTTAGGAATAATTGCTTGTTCAACTTTTCCGACTTTAGTATTGTCGGTTTGTTGTTTCTTAAATTTATCTATTTTAGAAAGCGGACCTTGAGGCGTGTTTTCTTCATAGTACTTATCAAATGGGTCTACTTGACTCATCTGGGGTAGCCTCCTCTTTATCCGTCAATTCCTCTAACATTGCATATCGGTCATCGTCGGAGTCGAAAGGGAAACGTGCTAAGTCCCATGCCAACGGAGCCATGTCAAAACCAAGATACTCAAGATTCTCCTCGAATTTCTTTAGTATCTTCATTCTTGCTGACTCCGTAGGTATTTCACAAAAGCTTTCATTGTTCCTGAAGAATCTGGCGAATCGGCAAACTGCATCATCAATGGCAAGTACTTGCCGATTTTCGCCAAATCTTCTAATTGAGTATCGACTGGTGACTTAAGTCCGAGTACTTCTCGACCTGGTCCTGGACCAGCATCGACACCTGCAGTGACAGGCTCTCCTGGTCTTTGAGTTGGAGCAGATAATGGAATGACACTAGACATAAGATTACTCATGCCACCACCACTAGGAGCACGGTTAGACCGTGCCATTGGTGCGCCTTCTTGCTGTTCGGCAAATTCTTTCTGTTCGCCGTAAGCAGCATTAGGTAATCTCTTGATACCTTGGCGGTCAGTTCGTTTTGCGAACGGACCAGGACCCGAAGGTTGCATCATTGACATTTATTTACCTACTTCTTCTTAGGAATCTTTACTGTTGTTCCTGACCAAATCATGGAGCCTTGCTTGTATTTAGGGTTCTTAGCAAACTTCTTGTTTGCAGCTCTAATTTCAGCAAGTGAAACTCCACTAGCTTTAGCAATACCTGAAAGAGTATCGCCCTTCTTTACAACATATACGCTGCCAGGTGTTACTTTGGTTGTTGAGCCACCAGCACCAGGTGTGGTTGCTGAACCACCAGCATTAGATTGAACTCTACCTGTTGACATTGCATAGTTACCTAATGGTCCAGTCTTTGTAGAAACTCTGGTTGAACCCTTAGCTTTCTTTTCTTTGTTAATCAACCTATTAAGTTCATCCATACGTTCGCGACGTGTTTGACCAACAGCACCAAAAGTTGTTAAGTTGGCAAGATTTGATAAGTTTCCGCCAGTTTGTTTTCTAAGTTGATTTAGGCGACCACCTGCTGTTGCGGTTGGAGATTTCTTTCCTTGAAGTTTTGCTAATTTTGTTTCTAAACGGTCAATTTCTTTAACATCTCTGTAAATAGAACCTTTAGCAAGAGATACAAGTTCAGCACCTGCTGCAGTTGCTGCAGCACCTATTGCAAACTTCTTACCAAATCTAGCTAATCCTGCACCTCTGATGGGTTTCTTACCTGTTGCAGCAGCAGGCTTTGGCTTAGGCTTTGAACCTGTAGTAGCTACGGTTCCTTTTGCACGTGTTGCCACAGATGTTCCTGGCTTTGGAGCTGTTGTAGTTGTTTTAGCTACAGTAGTTCCTGACTTCTTCTGTACAAATTTAGCTTTCTTAGCACCTTTGCTAGCTTTCTCAGGTTGTACATCGGTAATGCTATATACAGGAGTAGAAGCTGCAGGCTTGACTGCAGGTTTAGTTGCAGGCTTAGGCTTTGTTTCTGTTGCACCTTTACTAGCAGACCAAGCTTTGCGTTCTGCAGGTGTCATCTTTGCCCACTTAGCCTTATTAGCAGCAGACTTCTCAGCACGAGTTTGCTTTTTACCAGGCTTTGTTTCTACCACGGTAGCAGCTTTAACTGTTGGCTTCTTTACTTCAGGCTTTTTGTCTGGAGTTTTCTTTGCAGCAAGTTTCTTCTTTGGTTTCTTACCATCTTCATCTGCAATATCCTCACGGAACTTACGCATAGCTTCTGCACGTTCACGAGCAATACGTTCTTTAGCTGTTTCGGTAGGCTTAGAGTAAACTTTATTACCTTTATCATCGGTAATATAACCTCTCTTAGCTTCATCCTTAATCTCTCTAAGAATTTTAGCGTCGTCAGCAGAATACTTGACCGTAGGGTCTTTTACTTTGGCTTTTACTTTGCCAGGAAACGCTGCTTTGGCAGCGGGTTTTGCTGCTGCTCTAGCTTGGCGAAATTTCCTGGGATACTTTTTTTTCGCCATGGTTATCCTTACTTAAGCTTTGTGTTGTTGCCCTTGATACCTTTAGGTGTTGGGGCTTTAGCGACCTGTCCTAGTCCTACTCCCTTGCCACCATTCTTCTTGCCTTGGTGTCCTGGGTGAACTGGAGCTTTAGCTGCTTTTCCTTGTCTTCCGAACATTGTTTCTCCTTATTATGCTGGTATTTGGCGAGTGACTCTCGCTGCTAGATTTGGATTTCCTCCACCAGTAAGACCTGCTAGCAGTTCTTGCATTGCTGGTCTGCCTTGCTGCATTGGTGGCATCTCGCCACCCATACCCATAGGCTCTTCTGGTTGCCCCATCTCTGGAGCTTCAGGTGTTTGTGGTGCTGGTTTTGGCTTAAACGCTTTAGCAACTGCATCTTCTAGCGGTGTGCCTTTTTTACGTTCATCAATAACGGTTGCCATTTTCTCAACAACTGACATTGGGTCTTGTCCTTGCGTTACCATCATTGGTATTGCTTGAGCAAGTTGTGAGATAGATGACTTAAGTGAATCACGCATCTCTTCAATGTCGATTGCTCGCTCTTCTTCTCCAGCATTGAGCGAAATCGGTAAGTTGCGACGTAGCATCCCGCGAGAGATTAGCTTGTCGCCTCGTGCTTGTAGACCCCATACCAATGCACGGTTAGGGTCAAGACCTGCCATCAAACCGTATTCAACTGTTACTCCATAGTTTCCGTTGATGTCGTTTGATGGTTTGTATTTTAATTTGTATGGAACGCCATTGGCTGTTGCAGATACTTCACGAGTAACATCAGTAAAGTATGTTTCATCTGTAGCGAATGCAATGGATATTGCTTCGCCGATTGCTTCACCAAGGATTGATTGAACAACTTTAATCTGTGAATCAAATCCAGCCATAAGTGCTTTAACACCTTGACCAGTAACGATAGAACCTTCTGCTTCACCAACACGTGATTGTGGGAAGCGGGTTGCTAATCTCATTTCATCTGCTAAAACATTGTTTTCAGCAAATGCAAATTGCGGTACGTCTAGGTTTACACGACGTATTTTCTCAGGACTGTTCGAACGAATAACCGAATCAGGACCAATGGAAAGCTGAGTAACATCATTGGGAAGAGCAAGAGGAGCTTCAACAGACTTTTGAACAGCCTCCATAGTGAGCAACGCAAGGCGGGCTTTCGCTGCGTACACTGGCAGAACATCGTCGAATGCGCCTCTTGTTTCGCCATCAAGCGAAGGACGCTGAGCAATCGCAATCGGGACTCTACCGATTTTGTTTGGTGTTTCGGCAAGTACAAGACCTCCGCGTTCTGGAATAAACATTACAGTGCGCTTCTTATCAGTCCATCTAACTACTTCGATAAGTTGGTTGGAATCTGCACGATTACCAAATGCGCTGCTAATTAAAATCTTATCTGCTACTTCTGGGAACTTAGCTGCTAAGTCACCAGCTTTGCGATAGTAAGCACGACAATAAACAGATACTTCTCCGAATCTATCTACGTCATAATATGCACCCATGGAATTCTCGACATGGATGTGTGGTCTTCTTTCTTTGAAGTTAGGTTCTACTCTAAGTATGCAGAATCCGTAAGTGCCTAACTGGTCTGCGCCACGCAGAAGCTCTATACCAAGTTTGGATGCTGCTACATAGTAGTTAGCAATCTTAGTTCTTTTATCAGATTTGGTACGCTGGTTATCATCAAGAGATGAATCTCCAGCAGCTGTTATGGTAGGTAGCACACCTGCCTGTTCAGAAACATCACGAGCAACAACATCAATGAGGTTGGCAATGATAGGCTTGGACCAGTTTCCTTCAGGAAACAATCCTCTAAATACTTGGTCGGCATTTCCAGAACGGACCAATGCAACCTCGCGCATGCGTTTATCGCGCTCGGAATTACGAGTCTTTATTTGCTCGTATGCTTGTACAAGTTCTCTCATTATTACAATCTCGCTATTCGCTGGGAGGCAGCTAAATCATCTAAGTTAATTATGTATCTGTCCTCTATTGCTTTTTGTGGGGTAAATTCATTCTTCAAGAAATTTGGTATACCTGAAGATGTTAACAAAACATCACGGGCTACAATCTCACAGAACCAGAGCGCCATTACAGCGTCCATCTTAAGTTTCTTACCTTGAACCCCTGGTTGCCAAACAACCAATTGCTCTATTAGTTTCTTTACATGTTCGTTTCGTGAAGAGTCTGGTAACTCAATCATGTTATCGTCAGCATGCTTTAAGTTGTTATTGTTGCCATCACGTTTAGTAACGGTTCCGAATAACGGAGCCAGAGAAGCTACACCAAACTCTGGGTCTTGTTTATTATTACCTGTGTAGTGTGGGCGGTATGCAATACCGCGAGTTGCGAGGAAGTTTCTAATTTCCTCGTCTTGGGTTAGGAAAAGCTGAAATGCGTTGGATTCAACGATGACAGTATGAGGCTTGTAAGCATCCGTCCATTCTCGAATTAGAGAGCGAATCGCTGCAGGTGTGGGGCTGCTCATGACGTAAACGTCCATGACATAGCGCTTTTGTGTTCTGCGGTCGACTGCATAAGCTACTGCTGCGGTATCACCAGACATAGCAGGGTCAATACCGATAACTCGGTAGAAGTTCTGCGGTGAATCTGGATGACCAGCAGCGCCTGCAACCAGCGCACCCGATTTTCTCATTCCGTTGACTGCGCCTCTAACGCACATCGGGTCGAAGATTGCATTCTCTGCTATATCGAGGTTCTGGTAAACCAAAGACCATTTGGATGGACCAGCCTCATTACGGACCGCGGTTAGACGCGGTCCTGTCCATCGGTCAAAGTTTCCATTCTCATCTGGGATATCATCTTCGATAAGAGGTTGCTCTGATTTAGCCCAAAGGGTTTTCCAATCCTTCGGGTCGTCTGCGTATTCTAATACGGCAGGCATGGACAAGTATGACCACGGTACGATTCCGTCCGTGTAATGTTGTGGGTTTCGTAGTTCTTTATAGAGGTCAACTGCCGAAACGCGAGTACCGACGACAAGAAGCTGCCCTCCACCTGGTGGAAGACGGCTGGCAACTTCTTGGCGAATCCACTCCTGTTGCTTCGCCCACTCTGCTGAGTTGGATAACGTAACAACGTCGTCAAGTACGATTAAGTCAGCACGTGCTCCGTATACTTGACCGCCCATACCAATAGCTTCTACGGTAGGGTCTTTGGCATCTGATTCGCGGACATCCGCACCCAGATAAATCTTGTTAGCTGACCACATATCGGCGGTAGCTTTGTAACCGTCGGTAGGACCAAAGGCTGCTTGTAGGTCTGCATACCGAGGATGAGTCAGGCGTTGCTTGATAGCATAAAGAAACTTCTTTGCCTGCTCTTGGGTTTTAGAAATAACAATCACATTGATGTTGGGATTTTTAACTACGCGGTAAGTAACGTAGTTAATCGTGATGGTCATGGTCTTGGCATGGTTTGGGGGAACATTTACCAAGAGGCGGGACAAACCCGCCGACCCTTTTTCGTAAGTCATCGCTTGGTGTATCCAGCGAGGTTCCTTACCTTCCAACATATCGACCACGTTAAGCATGTGGTCCCAGACTTTAGCTCCCAGGTATTTCTCAGAAAAGCTCGCGAAGTCGTTTAGACCAGAGCGAGCTTCATCTGCCAGGTCAGAGGTTCTTAACCGAGCATTATCTATATAAGCAGAGAAGCCTTCGGCTTCTCGCCGTTGAGTGTCATACCAAGAACGAGAACGACCAATAACCTTTAATGCATCGGTAATAGTCCGCCCTTGGCGGACCTGGTCTATTAGTTCTTTCCTGGCTTCTTCGGGGGTTAAATTTCTTTCCAAGTCATCTCCTGTACCTGTAGAGGTCTACAGGGGGATAGACAGAGGTATCCCCACCAAAGCTTAAGGGTTTCATTAGGCAGGCAGAAAGCCTGCCTTCTACGGCTTCGTGGAACTCAGCCGTTACACTTATATAGGGGGCTAGAGCTTCGGCGTGTTTCAAGGGGTAAATCAAACTTTTTTTCTTGGTATAACAAAAGTGCTGGTCAGAGCTGGTTTTCTGGTGAAAATATTTTGGTTGATAGTGGGGGGATAGGGGGGGGTGTGAGTTAAAAAGGGTGGGGTAGCGTAGGGCGCGAGCACAAAAAAAGGGGCAGAGGTCGCCCCCTGCCCCACGAAATTTTACGCTCAACTTGACAAAACACACCATCATGTGCTAATG